CTCCCGTAGTGTTACTAGTTAAAGCACTTTCTCCAAACGCACTATTATTAGTCCCTGTAGAAGTCCCTAAATTACCTGCATTAGTACCTACAAAAGCATTACCCGAACCTTGTGATAAGTGAATAGCACCTGCACTTGTTATGCTAAGGCGTTCTGTAGCGTTAGTACCAAACAAGATATTTCCATTCTCATAATTCCAAAAATATCCATTAGTTCCACTTAATGCAAGTTGCAAACCATCTGTGCTAAGAATACCACTTGATGCGTTTTGCAAATGTATTTTAGGTGTAGATGAGTCATAAACTGCTAATTTAACAGCAGGACTATCAGTCCCTATTCCAACGCTGCCTCCATAAGGCTGTAAACTTAAGGGTCTTGACGCTGCTGTATTCCCAGACTGTATTCCAATAGTGTCAGTTGTGGCATTAGCATAACCAATAGAAATGCCATATTCACTTGAATGATTTGATACTATTTTAGCAGTTGCGTTTGACAAAAAACTTGAATAGTCAGAAGGAGTAGTTATGCTTCCGCTTTTGACGTGAATCCCTGCACTAGGACTTGAACCAGTCCCTATACCAAGCCTCGCAGTACTAGCATCCCAGTAAAACGCTTCGTTAGCTGAAGTATCACGGAAGGATATATCGCCTCCGCTTGTAATACGCATTCGTTCTACTTCAGTTCCACCAGTACCAGTCATAAACCTAACACCACCGTACTCTGAAACTAAAGACAACAAATCTCCACTATCTAAATGTTGTATAAGCGAACGTCTTGTGCCATTTTGAAAGAAGGTCATAAAAGGGCTACCAGTACTAGAAGAATCATCTATTCTAAATATTTCAGCAGAACCTTTAACGTGCAATTCTGTTGAAGGGCTAACTCCTATTCCTACGTTGCCCCCACTCGTTATGCGCATTCGCTCGGTGTTAGCAGATACTAAAACTAAATCGTGAGACGAAGTTGTTCCAATTCTACCAACGAAACTATTTCCTGCATCAGGCGCATCAATTCTAACAAATCTTGTTCCCGTTGAATCTTCAACAAGTAAATCTCCTCTAACATTTAAAGCAGTTACAGGACTATCAGTCCCTATCCCAACTCGGTTATTTGTAGAATCTACATATAAAGTATTTGTGTCTACTATTAAATTTCCTGAAATAGCTATATTAGTATCCAGCTTTGCTGAGGTTACTGATCCATCTTTTAATACCGAGGTTGAAACTTGAGTTGTAGCCATTATTTTATTTTATACAAAATTAAGGTTTTTTAATTGATTTTATAGTTATCATATTGACCAGCCGCAACTAAATCTGTACCATTATGATGCACTCCTATTGCTCCCTTGTTTGTTGTGGGGCTTCCAACTAATGGATTTGCGTTAAAATTAGATCCGTTATTTCCTGAACTATAAACCCCTCCAATTAAATTTCCAGCGTACGTGCTAGCAGCTATAAAAAACTTGCTATCCCCATAGGTTCCCTGGTTATATTTTATCGTAGTTCCATTTTCATAACTGGGTAAATCCGTAGTTATGGCGCTCCAGGTGCTTCCATTATTAGTAGACTTTAACATCCTGCCTAATGGTATATATTTCCAAGCCAGCCACGTTCCTGAGCCGTTTGTTGCTATGTTATTAGGGGCGTATTTAGAGCCACTTACAAAAGGTAAACTAATCACTGTTTTTGTAGCAAAGCCATTATCTGAAAGATAGAAATTTGCGTTGTCATTTATTATAATTCTTGATCCAGATTGAGCGCCTCCGCCATTTCCAGAAACACTAGGACTGCCTAAACTAAATGACCAACTAGCTCCATTATCTGTAGAAATATAAGTCGTGTAATCCGAAAACGCAACCCAACGATTACTGCCTTGGTAAAAAATATGGATATTATCTAAATTTGAACTGAAATTCCCATCGACATCGGTGAAAATTGTACTCCAGCTCGTGCCATTATTTGTGGATCTACTAATCCTAAAATCACCAGCATTATCCGATAAGTCAATACTGCAAACAGTATTACCATTAAAAGCTAAAGCCGCATTCTTTTTTAAATAAACAGCGCCCTGGGAAAATGAAGTAGCGTTGTTGTCAGAAATATCAAATTGATTATCGTTTGAAGTAGTAACAAACCAGCGACTATTGTTGTAATAAACCCTAAAAGGCGTGTAGGTTCCGCCCTGCTCAACAACTGAATAAGTTAAAGGTGTATAAGCTGGACCAGATGACAAGCCATAAAATTCACTTACAGCGTGTGGCGCTGTTAAACTAATATTCGTTGACATAGTTGCTAAAGAAATATTAGCCTGAGCGACACTATATTCCGTAGCGATTTCAGATAAACTTAAACTTCCGCTAGTAGGTAATGCCATTATTTTTTATTTTCAAGTTGCTCAATACGCTTTAAAAGTTCTTTGTTAGTTTCAATTAGGAGCCCTATTACAGCATTGTAATCAACTGTTTTATATGTTTGCTCACCATTTAGTGAATTAACCTCTTTAACGGCTCCTGGAAGCACCTTCTCGACATCCTGGGCAATTACTCCGCCTCCATTTTTTCCGTTCTTTTTCCAGGTAAACTCAACTCCTTTTAGTTGTTTTATTTTATCTGAGGCGTTTTCAATTGTTTTAATATTGTCTTTTAGGCGCTCATCTGAAGAGGTTGAGCTAGAGAAAGCTATCACATCGCCATCAACGTGCAAATCGCCATCCGATTCCATTTTAGTTATATACTGACCATTTACAAAAAACTGAATAGAATTATCCTCTAAAAAGTAAATAAAATTAGATTGATCGCCAGTACCTATTATCCTGATTCCATATATATCCTCGCTTATTCTAAACTCATTTGATTGAGATAATTCTAAACCATTACCAGCGGTATAAATAGAACCCTCTCCAGCGGTCTCAGTTGCTGTAGTTACTCCAGTCAAATGTCCAAACTCATCTACTGTCACGTTTTGAATATACGTTCTGCCAGAATTTACAGTATCTGACAGCGTAGAAGTGTCGGAGTGACTAAATACAGTCCCAGCCAAATCCAGACCATTTCCAATGGCGCTGTAAGTTGTATCTGTGACAGTTTCGGTTCCTGTAGTTAGTGCCGTAACGTGACCAAATTCATCTAAAGTTACTGACTTAATATATCTTCTTGTTGAGGCACTTACAGAGGAGGCATCTGAAGTGTTGGCGTGACTAAACTCATTAGCAGAAAGCGTCAATCCAGAGCCGTTAGTGTAGGTGTTTGATGTTACAGTTTCAGTTCCTGTAGTTAATCCAGTAACGTGCCCAAAAGTGTCTAGAGTTACACCTGTAACGTAAGTCCTAGAGCTTGCAGTAATTGAGGATTGTGTAGAGGTATCATCGTGACTCAGTCCACTAGTGTCTTGAGTTAATCCGCTACCAGCCGCAACTGTAAAAATATTATTAGCCACTGAGATACCATTCCCAGCGGTGTAAACGTTTTGTAAATCTACAAATGCAGAGCCATTATAAAGCTCGTATTTTGTTAATGTGGAATTATATCTAATCATTCCAACTCCAGGCGTTGCTGGTCGCTCTGCCGTTGTACCCATTGGAATAGTTAGGGCGCCAGTTAAATCAATATCTAAAATTTCATTAGCCTCAGAAACACTAGAAGAGCCAACCTCTGCCGATTGTGTGAAAATTGGTAAATGATTCACTGATCCAGATCCGCCCACTAATGTAACGCTAGTGGATGTAAATAATACTACTTCAATAGCGACTCCAGTTGCTGGAGTATCAACAAGTGTTAAAGTTGTGCCGCTTACAGAAAAATTATCTTTTGTCTGGTAAACCCCATCCAAATAAACCATTATATCGTTCTCATCTGACATTGATACAGGGAGAGTTACAGTATTGGATGAATTATCGCCAGTTTGTGTGACTGTAGTTATATCTACATTGACACTAGTTTCGCCACCTACTCCAGGAGCGTTTGTCCAGGAAAATGAGCCGTCTCCGTCAGAGATAAGCATTTGACCAGGCGTGCCGTAACCAGATAAATCTAGCTGATCAGTAGTGATTGAGTTATTATTTAAAGAGATTGTTACAGCTCCAAAGGAAACATCTGCGCTCAAAACTGAGTCAGTTGATATTGAACTAACTATATTTGAATAAGAAAAAGTACCATCGCCATCGGATACTATCGCCTGGTTTGCATCTCCGTTTGTGTCAATTTTTAATTCTCTGGGTCCAATTGTATTGGCGGCTATTTTAACGCTTGTAATGGCATCATCTACTAATTGAAAAGTAGTAATTGTTGCCAGTCCAATTGAGAGCTCTATGTCTCCTGTACTGTCATCCGCTACTATTATGCCATCAGTTGTAATACTAGAAACGGAAGTTTGAAAGGAAAAGTTCCCATCACCATTTGAGGTCAATACTTCGCCTGAACTACCAATGTCACCGCCTATCTTCATCTCATTTGGTCCAATTGACTGATAAGCTATTTTGTCATTTGTGATAGACCTGTCAGCGATTTGATCGGTGCCTATCCCTCCATTTGGAATACTAAATTGATTTGATAAATTTAAAGCTATTGTAGATCCATCGGCTGTATAAACCTCGCCTAAGTCATCAACTGAAAAATTTAATTTTCCATTAACGTCGTCATAGGTTACTGTAATATTTGTTTCCGTATTTCCAGAAACCATAGCTCCTATAATATCCTGAAAACCTTCTGTATTTAATGAGATGGTCACATCGCCCTGGCTGAAATCAGCATCTATTCCAGTAGTAGCTGTTAAGGATGTAACTGCTAGGCTAGAAACATCAACCCAGTCAGTTCCTGTTAGCGTACTTTTTAAAAGTTGCCCTGTAGTTCCTGGCGAGTTTAAAGAATCTTTTATTGCTCCATCGATTCTGAGATCACCCTCGATTCTAAAATCACCCTCTGTATTTACGTGAAGCCCTAACTCATTACCAACTCCATCGGTTAAAATTTTATCAGTTGCACCCACCTCAAGATTGTCAATAGCTTTTACTATTGATTGATAGGTATCTTTTATTTTATTTCCAGTGAATGTAGCCATCTATTTATTTTCTACAAATTTAATCAATTTCTAAGGTATGCAATTACGTGACCCTGGTTGACAGTTAAGTCTGTAATATCCCCCCTTACGCTGTGAAAATCTTTTAAAACTAAACCAGTCAAAGTGGTATCCCCTCCAGTGGTATTATTTGTAAAATCCACATTAACATTATCAAGCGCCTCAATTAAACAAAACCGCTCTCCACTTACTGAAGTCTCTCCTGGTCCTAAATGCCTAAAACCAAAATCGCCAAAAGACATTCTATGAAATAAGTTAGCGCTGTAAAGTTGTTTTGTTGCCATTATTTAGTTTTATCTTTTATTTTCTCGTATGTTCTAAGTCCGCCTAATCCTAGCATCCCCATAAGTACAGTAAAAAGACTATTGGTATCAAACTCTGGAGGATTAATGTCAGTATAAGATATAAGCAGCGGCATCACTATGTAATGAAATCCAAAAGCTAAACCGCAAATCCATCCTATAAAAGGTCTCCAAGCCGAAACAAACCAATGTCGACTCTGAGCCTCTACTTTATTAATCTCTGCCTGGAGTTCTATAAGGCGCTGAGGATCCATCTCTTTGCCTTTTATTGCCTCTCTTATATCCAAAGCTAAACCACCGATATTTGATTTACCGCTGTCACCTTTTCCTAAAAGAGATAATAACATTTTAAGCATAGAACTCGTATTTTGTCTTTTTACCTTTTTTAACCGCCTTTAAAATATTGCCTCTATTACCAGATGGTCCCACATAAGATACGTGAATCCAGTCTGGGTTTTCATCATCACCAAACTCCCATATTAACTGGTCAAAAGGTAGGTTGTCTTTTATGTAATGAAATAATTCAGCGTTTGTTATCTCACCTGTAGCATCAATATCTATAGCTTGACCTTTAGTATGCTGTGAGTTCCTGGATGATCTTATTGCATCACATAAATCTGGCGATCTATAAAAACTATTCACACGAATTGGCTCGCTTGCCCATTCTCTGAGCGGCTCGAATACATTTTTCGCAAGCTTTTTCATATTTACCACAGCCGATTCTGTCGGTGTGTTTTCGATTTCTTTTTTCTCCGCTGTCGCTGAGTGACTCGCCTCCCTCCAGCTGATATGTTTGCTGATATATCTCATTGCTTATTTTTTTAATTTTTTAATCTCTTCTTTAATATCTAAAAATTTATCCTCTAGCCAGTCTGGAATTTTATTTCCGTTGTCATCTTTGAGGATTTTACGTGACGCCAAAATTATTGCAACCGCTGAAATCACTATAATAATTGCTAAAAAAATCATAATTGTATCCATATTATTTGTAACTATTTTTGTGTTTGTATTATTTAAATTTAAGGTGTTTCCTACAGTTCCTGTATTACCTACGTTTTTTATCATTGTCTTTTCCTAGGTATTCTAAATCCTTCATAAAATCTCTAAGAGTCAGCTCAATTTGTTTCACCTGGTCCTCAAGCTCTCTTTGATTTTTCCAAGTGTACTCTTTTTGATTGTATTGTAATTTAGAAACCTCCTCCTCCAGTAAACTAGTTCTATTGTTTAGAGTGTAATATGATCCGATTACTGAGGCAAACATTGCTCCTATTGTAATTATTTGCATTGGCGAAATACTAAAATCCGCTTTTCCATCGTTATTAATATCAATTTTTGGGGACATACTTTATTTTATTTTTTTATAAATTGAAATTCCAGTGTATAATATAGCTAGCACTAGACTAACTGTCTGTAAAAGTGGGTTTATAGATGTTACGCTTATTGCTAAAGCTATTCCATTAAAAAAATATATTTTCAATTGCTCCATTTTAATTAGGTTGTTCTACTCTATTGGTAATATTTAAAATCGCTCTAAAATATGTTTTCTCTCCGCCATCCTCATATAGATAACTCGTTCCCTGGTTTGTGCAAGTGTAAACATTAAATCCATCCGCACTTAGATCAAAATAGGATCCAGAGCGTGTTCTAATTAGGGTTAAAATGTCCGATGCAATTTGATTCGCTTGTAACTCTCCGCCATCATCACCAACAAATGAAGTTACCACCTCAATCCTAGTAGAGCATTCCAACATAAAAGTATCTGAATTTTGATCAACCTCTGTAGAGTCAACTGAATATACTCTTATATAAGGCTCAGAGGCATCGTTAGGCACTCTATTATAAATTGGCACAGTTACCCCATTGGATGTAATTGCGTTTGTTAGACGTGTTATAATCGCCTTTCTTATAAAATGGATTGCCTCTATCATTTGAGTAGTTTTTTAATTGTTTTATCAATGCTGTCAATCATCTTTATTAAACCTTTATTTACAGCTGGATAAAAGAATGGAATTTCAGCCTGGGGTCGCTTTGGGTTTTTACCTCCAAATTCTACATAGCCAGAATAAGGTGCATCTGATCTGATTTCAGCTTGTTTATTATTAACCACTGCTTTTACTTGTTTTCTTAAATTACCAGTATCTACTGGCGCAATTTTTTTAATATCTCTAGCAATATTTAAAGCGCCTCTTCCTATTTCAGTAGATAACAGCGTTCTGTCAATAGCCTTTAATTTTGTTAATTTTGCCTGTAGTTTATTATAGTCGGATTTATTTAATTCTACTTTCATTAATCTAGTTTTGTGGCTTTGATTACAGTAAAAAAATCCTGGTCACTATCGTAAATACCATTTATACGATAATTCCCTGGTTTATTTTCTATTTTTAAAATGTCATTATCCTGGATTAAATCAGCCGCCTTTTTTCTTAGCTCTAATTCAATCATTACTGATCGACCACGTTTGCCTTCAGTATCTGAAATATCGCCCTTCATATCCTTTTTATTTGCCCATAGAGTCTCTACAGTTGCTGTAGTCGAAGTGGTTCCTCCAAATCCATCTGGCGTCTTAGTTAATCTCTTAACCTCAACTCTAGTATTTAATTTTCCTGCATTCATTAAAAATACATTGTTTTATAGGATTGCAAAATGTTTTTTGCGCTGGTAGGTATTTCACTTATATTGCCCTCAATAAAATCCGCTCTATTATCGTAGTAAGTTGAAACCAAATGCAAAATAGCCTCTTTGATTAAATCATCTGAAATCCCTGTAGTAATATAAGTCACCTTGACCTCATCCGCTGGGAGTGATCCTATTTCAATAATAGTATCATCTAATCCATAGGACTCAAAAGCTATTGCAGTATTTTTGGAAGTTACTGAACTAATAGAAGCTATTGGCGAAAATGGTAGCGTAAATCTGTCATCAACCTCCTGCAAGTAAAACGTTCTATTTTTAGCGACTATGTCCTTGCCTATGTAATTCTCACACCAGATTCTAGCAGTGACAATCATTCTACTTATGATTGCATCATCTGAGCTGGTGTCAATACGAACAAAGTCTTTTACCTCCTGAGTAGTAACTAATTCGCTACCAGTCGTAGAGTTGATTTTAATGTCGTGCATTATTTCTTAGCTTTAGTTATGCGCTTTTTTGGAGTCTTAGCCTCTTTAGTTTCTTTGACTATTTTCTCCTCTTTGTATTCCACTCCTATGCCCCTGATTAAATAGTGGCGACCGATCTTCGGATCTACTTCTATAATGTCGCCTTCTTTGCGCCATCCTGATCCAGAATAAACGTCTTTTATGATTTGTATCTTCATAATATATTATTTACAACAAAGATAAAAAAAAAGCGCCACTGTAATTGTGACGCTTTTAGTGAAACCAAACAAACTATGAAATAGAAAAAATTTCTACTCAAATGCAAAGTTATTAAAAAATTTCTTATTCTTACCTGTTATTGAAACTCTTATTGATTGCATATCTCCAGTATTTTTAAAAACAAACCAACCATTAAAAAAATCAGACCAGACAGCAAAGTAGTCAATCTTTTCTTTAGTGTAGTTACGCTTATTATTTTGCAGCGGAATATGTACATTACTGAGTCTATCATTTTCTGGAATTTTTGCGGATGATTTTATCTGTATTCTTAGTAGTTGTTTTCCTGTATCCACGATGCAGTCATAAAGTGATGAGTCCATCAAAGGCATAGAGACCTGGTAGTTTCTTTTCATACACTCAGTGGCGAATAAGTATTCCGCCAAACAGCCTTGTTGATTATTATCCACATATCAAAGCTACAAAAAAAACCCTAGACGTTAAATCCAGGGTTTCCCTATCAAAATGAAACAAAGTATTTATAGCATATAAGCCTCAAAACAGCTTGAGCTACAAATGTCGTCGCCATAACTAGGTCGGTCGCAAACTTTGCAATATCCTCCCTCGTAATCATCTGGCGGTGTGTGGTCGTAAAATTCCATATTATCGTTTTTTAATTTCGTCTAATCTTTCTGTAAAATCCCATATCTTTTCACTAAGATACATATAATCTACTGCATTCATTTTGTCAGTCAGGTCTCTAATACTGTTTAAATAAAAATCGTAAGGCTCATCCATTATTATATCGGTATAAAACAAATGATAAAATAAACATTACAAGAGCATCCCACAAAGCCTGGAATCTAAAGCCCAGGGAAAACCCCCAGGCGATAAACCCTATTATCAAGACAACCCTTACCTTTTGCTGCAAATCCATAATCTATAGGTCGTAGTTGATAAATAAAATAACATCTAGTATGGCATACATAAAAAAGAAGCCAGCTACATTTACGGCGAATGCGCCTAATAAAATCTTTGCTTTTGACATCTCAGCCAATACAATCCACTCAGTTGAGTTTGTAATTTTTTGTACTAATTTTTTCATAATATTTAAAGTTTGTTTCCCCAAATTTAAAGATTTATTTGGAAATTCCAAATTTATGGGGAAATTATTTTATAAAGCATAAAAAAAGGGTAACCAATTAAGGCTACCCTATTAAATAAAATTCTCACTATTAAATGAGCTGTATTAACTGTTATTATGCAGTCTCTAAAGCAGCTTTAGCAGTTGAAAAAGTTCCCTGTACAATTGCATTAGGTAGGTAGTTAGTTAAAGCTACTCTCTCCATTGCACGTACAGTCACGAAATTCTTTTGGAAGTTATCCGAATCCTCACGACTAAACTCTACAGCTAGATTCTCACGAATCCAAAGCTGAGACGCTTGACGTAAATTTCCACATAAGAATTTTCCAGCAGTAACAGCTGTATTAAGTGTTACAGGGATTCCGTTGATTGTTGGTTGTAAACCGCTAAAGATTTGATTTCTCAAGTACTCATTAGCAGTAGATTTCAACAAGATCATTTTGTGTAAATCAGTTGGGTTTAATACGATAGTATCAGCCTGGTAGTTAGCCAATGCAAGTTGGTTTAAAGCAACTGTAAGCACGTCAAACTCATTAGCAGACTCAATAGCGTTCGCAAATCCTCCAGCGGCAAATGCAGCTCCGTCAGTGAATAATCCATCTAAGTTTGGTGATGATCCATCCCCATTTAAGATCTGGTTATCCTCTACAGATAGCACTTTTTCTGGAACTCTAGCAGAAAGGTAAGAAGTCAATTGCTTGATATCATCCAACATCTCTCCAGTGATTCTCATATAAGTACCAATTTTCTCAACGTTTACAGTTGAAGCAGCAAGATCAAAATCTGACTGTCCAAATGCAGCGGCTTCTGCAGTAGTTCCAGCGTTATCGCTATAAGCAGACTCTTTTGGGTAACGGATAGTTTGAGCATCTGTTGATCCTAAAGAAAGCAAAGAACGAATGTGAGTTGAACGACTAGGATCGTATTTGATTTGATCCACGATAGTTTCTCCAGCAACTACTCCAGTAACATCAGCACCAAGGCTCATATCAGCTTTTACTTCAAAGCGAGCAGCGTTTGCATTACCTTTAAGCATTGCGTCAATTGCGCCATCTTTTAAAGCTGCGTGAATAGCTGATTTAAATGTTTGTGGAGTAGCTCCAGAAATTGTTTTCTTAGAAGCCATTTCCATCTCATCCATTCTCTTGTTAAGAGCTTCGCTCTTCTCTACATACTGTGTAGTCAAGTTATCAATCTCTGATTTTAGAGATGATTCCATTTCACCTTTGGCGTTATCTTTAGCCTGGTTAAATGCTTTCTCGATTCTCTCATCAACTATGTTTCCGATCTGATCAAGTTCTTTTTTTAAGTTATCCTCCATTTTTATTTTTTTAGAGTGTTAAACAAATATTTAAAAATTTCGCTATTGTCTGCCTTTACTACAATCGGCTCAGTGACTTCAATATCGGTCGGCTGAGTGACATTTATGTAAATAGATTTTAGCTTTAGTATTTCCGCCTCCAGGGCGTATCCCAAATCATCTGAGATCTCTCCCTTTCTGATTAATTGAGCCATTTTATCGAACCTTTTAGCAATTTTTTCTGGATCTATATTACCTTTTACATCCATTATCATTGCCTGGTCGTTCGCTGCTAATGTTACGGCACTAATCTCAAAGAGTTTTACTTCGTTGAGGTGTCTGTATCCATCGTGTCCCATTTCTTTTTGTAGAGGCAATATTCCCACTGAGTTTTCAGTGATTACTCCAGCCTTCATAAGTTCAACGACATCTTTTCCTAATTGTGTTTTAGGTATATGCGCCTCGAATATTAAACCTTTGTCATCCTCTTCCAGGTGTACCATTTTGCCTAGAGGCTTATCCATATCGTGCTGATATAAATATTTAACTCTCTTAGCGTTTTCCTGGATTGTCTTTTTGTATGCTCCCTTATTGATTATATCGCCATCACTGTCGACATTACCAAAAACAGATCCATATCCCTTTACAACTCCAGCGGAGGTGTCAGCGTCTAACAGCTCGCCTATCTGGGTTGATTTATAAATGATTGTATTCATATTGCAAATTTAATAATTAAATATTTATGTCTAATTTTTCAAAAACTAGCTTATTTTTTTGACCTGGTAATGGCTTGCTATGATCATTGCTTACTATAATATTATCTGGAATACCTTTCTCAAATGCTTTACATCCAAAACCACCCTCATTTAAATGCTTACAATTATCACAAATTAAGTCTTTTACTACTGTCATTTTTTAAAGTATTTATCTATTAATTCACCAAACTCTTTTGAATACTGGCTAGGTTTATCGCTTAATTTATACTCAGAGAACGCCTCTGCTAAAATTTCATTGTCATTTTTATGAGCATAATTACTAATAGCTGTTTCATTATATTTCTCTAAATTCTTGTACTTTGTTAGTCTTGTTTGTCCATTTATAGTAATCTCAGTATAATTGTCAAACTGATATTTTCTTAACTCAGTAAAATACCTTGTTTTTATTTCCTTAAACTCTGTCCAAAATTGTTTATGAGAACCTACCAAATCCATTGATATAATATGTCCAAATTCGTGAGTCAAAACATAAAGATCATCTAATTCTGGGTTAATGTTTGCAAAATGCCTGTCAAACTTAAATTTACTTATTTGATTATTCGTTAAAGAATTTACTGATTTGTTTCCAAAATTAATCCTTTTTAACATTCCATCAACATAATTACTAGGGTATTCTCTGCCTGCCATTGATTCAAATCTGCTCACTTTGCCCCACGCACCATTGCTCTCAACTTTAAAATGTAATTCTACTCCCTCTTTAAATGCAATATTTTCAGTATAATTTATATTATACTCATCACTTAATTTTTTAAATTGTTCAACCCTCCTTTTATACTGATATTTAGTTAAGTTATTTGAATTAATATTTTTTATTGTAATACCCTGTTTTTTAAACTCATCAACAAAAAATTTATCTATGTCTTTTTTAGACATTTTATCAAAATCTACCACCTCCTCCACAGCCTCTCGAACTGGTTTAGGCGTTCTAAGTATGCTTTGAGTTGATGGTCCTGTAGGCTTAGTTCCAATACCTTGCCCTGGAGGTCTTATTCCAAATCCCTGGATAGTTCCTGTAGCTTGAGCCTCTGGTTTAGGGAAAGGCGCTGTAGAGCATCTACAATTGACAACATTTCTGGCGCTTCCAGATGGATCACCAGGATGGAATAACTGTTCGCCACCTACTAAAAACCTTTCTTTAAAACCTACTATTTGCCCATCTGCAAACCTATGAGCTGCACGTTCTCTGCCATCTACTGAAGTCATCCACTCCTTTTGTAAACTTTCCTGTCCAAACATATCAGTTGCGCTCTGTAGCGTTGCATAATTAGCAGCATTCGTTGACTCGGTCCTAATTAATCTTTCTGCCTGGCTTTTGCTGTATTGGCTAAACTTCTGGCGTAATAACTTTCCGCCTTCACGTTCACCCATAGTCATAAACTCTGGATCTGAGGATAAACGTTTGAATACATTCACTAGAGTAGCCTTAGCAGTCCCCTGGACCAGTGTTACTCTCTCGGCTGCTATTTGTTGGCTGACTCTGTTAAAACGCTCCGCCCAAATATCATTATAGCCAGATACATCCACTTGCTTAGATATTACCTTATCAAAGTTTTGAGAATACCATTTTGCAAACTTGAGTCCTATGTTTACATAGACTTGGCGATATATTTCAGATAAATCCGCTAATCTAAATAACCCATCAAATCCAGTGGCTTTCCTAGTGTTTAAAAAATCATCTATTGCTTTAAGGTACTCACCCTCATAGTATCGTCTAGCATTAGCAAACTCTTTGCGCTCTGCACTAGCCAGAACTTTATCAAAGTTATTTTTCCAGGATTCTTTAGCTTTTTTTAGTAACATTATTCCTGGTTTTTATTTATAACAATCGCCTGGGACTCATTAAGCAAATACAGCTCTTTAGTTTTCTTTTTTTGATCCCATAGAGTAGTGCTAGGGCATTCAATCTCTTTAATCCCTGGAATAGTTAAATCATTTAACCAGAATAGATAGTTGGCTTTAGGGTCATCTACAAAATACAATTTAATCACATCATCTGGCAAAGCCATTATTTGATCATATTTATATTTTTCTAAGATTTTAGTATTATAGTATTTGTTTCGGAATTTCATTTCTATCACGCAATTACTACCATTTGGCGTCTTTCCTTTTGCATCATAATGATCATAACCGCCACCACACCACTTTAAATCCCAGCCATCGAGATTGAATAAGGTGACAATTGATTTTTCTAGGTTATGTACATCCTGGATTTGCAAATGCTTTTATTTTGTTTCTATAGAGTCAAAATCTATATCCTCATTATATCCCTCATCACGTCTCTGAGCTGCATAGAACTCATCTAGGCGGTTATTTTTAGCTGCCTCATATTCAGCGTGAGTTGCAAATGGCATAAAGACTGTCGAGCCGTTAAATAAATGCTCGTGATACCCAGTGCCTCCCATTTCGATTGCTCTAGCTTGAGCCTCCTCTATAGTAGTGTAAGTGTCAACTGTATTAATTACAGCGGTTTTAAATAGTTTAGATATATCTAAATCCAAACCCTTATCAGCCGCCTCTGGAATAATATCACCATTAATAGGCATTAAATTAGCTGGGACATAGTAGTCATTTAGTTTATCATTTTCCTCATCTAAACCATAAGACATAGCAGCTCTCTTCTCGTTTGGCGTGATCCACCAGGCTTGGCTCATCTGTCCAACTACCTTGTCCATTTCCTCCTGTAGTTCTGGGATAGCTGAGTAGTCAAAGTCTATATAAATCTTATCGCCATATTGTGGAGCAAGCCATCTATTTAGCTCATCTCTAATTTTATTAAGCTCTGGGATAACAGCATTTTGATAGAGTGCCTTTTTAGCCTCTTTCATATTATTATAAGTAGTGCTATCTGTATTGTTTAGCAGCTGTACTGGTACATTGTAAATATTACATAGATCCTTTATAGTGCCGTTATATTGTTCTATTAAAGATAAATCAGAGGCATTAAGTCCAAAATTTACCCACGAAAGTTTCTTAGGAGTAATGATTACGTCTCCAGCATTATCGCTGCCCTGGTATTGTTGGCGGAATTTATCTTTTAACTGTTTAGCCTGAACCTCGTTTAAATCGCCCTCCTCAGACATTAAGATCCCTCTCGCTGTTTGATTTTGTAAATACTTAACGCCAGTAGTGATTGCCTGGTTATTGGCATCCATTACCCTAAGTCCAGCCTTTAAAGGTGACATTCCATATAAATGCGATCCTGTCCCATCGTAGTAAAGGTTTGTATCTTTTATATGGCAAACCTCATCAGCTGCAATTCTATAAGTTCCATTGTAGGATAGCGTATATTCTTTTACTGGCTCCATAATACCGCCAGAGTTAATCTCTACTTTTTGAGATGGCAATACATAAAGTTCTTTAAATCTTCCAACTCCAGCTCCTGTATCTGGTC